TCAGTGAGCGCAATGCGCGCCAGCCGGTCGGCGGTCATGTGCTTCGGGAGCGCCAGCGCCATCTGCTGCTTGATGGCCGGGTCCGTGAGGAGGCCGGCGATGGTCTTGGGGCGCTCGGTCTTGGCGACCTGGCCGGTGGCGACGGCCTTGAGTGCTGCGGTTCCTGATGTTGCTGCCATGGTGAATTACTCCTTGAAATTGGCGAGACGAAAATCAACGTAGCGGCCGGCGGCGTGCTCGACGACATAGGCCTTCTTGTTGATGACTTTGCGGATGAAGGCCTTGCCGTCGATGAACTTGATCGCCGCGGCATTGCCCATTTCGGCCAGCAGGTGGGCGCGTGCACCGTCGAGGACTCCCTCGTACTTCTTGACCATCTCACTGGCCGTCTCGTGGACCGCGCGCCAGTGCTCGTGCATGGCCGTGGCTTCAATGACCGTGCCATCAGTGCCCGGATACAGGCGCTTCAGGGTGTCGATCACATCTTTGTGCTGGTAGTCGATGGGTGGCTGCACCTTTGGCTGCACGTAGGCCGTCCAGAACGTCATGGCGCGCTCGCGCAAGGCTGCGATGGTTTCCTCGTCGCGCTCGACCACGTAGGGCTTGAGCTCGTCGCCGATCAGGGCAAAGACGCGAGTGCGGGCCTTTGGCCTGACACCCAGGCCCCACTGCACCTGGGCCACGTAGTGCAGCGGCAGCTCGTCGGTGTCGTGCGCGCCCCATTCTTTGGCCTTGAATGGGTGAACGGTCTTGATCTCGATGTTCTCGTCCTCGGTCTCGGCGTCGATCTCGGCGGCGAAGTAGGGCACGGCGGCATCGATGTACCGGGCGTTGTTGGCCACGATGTGCAGGCCGTGCTCATGGCGGATCATGTCCAGGATGTAGGGCTCCAGGCGCGTGCCGCGACGTTTGGCGGCTGCGTTTTGGCCGTTCTCGACGGGCGGCGTGATCTTGTCGACCCACAGATCCACGGCGGAGCGCCAGGGGCTGATGCCGAGGATGGCGCTGATGTCGCTGCCGCCGATGAACTTGCGGCGGTCAGGTTGCAGCGTGGCGAGGGCGGTGGGGGCGTTCATGGTGGTGCTTTCAGGGTTGAAAAATCAGAATTGCCGCGACGGCCAGAACGGCCACGATGTAGAGGGCGACTTCGTGCGCGGGCGTCGTGCGCGGGTGACGGCGGGCGTTCATGTACAACTTGTCCCATTCAGTCATTTGCGCGCCTCCAGCATGGCGTCGGCCATCACGTAAGCCCATTCGGACAATTTTTCTTCACCAATGTTGTCGCAGCCAACATTTTGAATTTGCGCTGCCATCGCCTTAGCTGCAAAGTAGTCGCGCAGAGTCATGCCGTCATCGCCCATGCCATCCCAAGGAAATGCCGGGCCACCGGTGCGCTCAAATTCAGCGAGGTCTTCTGCTGCTTCTCTGTGCGTCATCACAGCACTTCCTTTCCATATGCCGTTCCGGCTTTGATGTGTGGGCGCGTGTATGTGCGCAGTTCCTCAAAGTCCAGCGCCTGCCGGACAGAATCAGCGGCTTCCTGTGCGTCGGTGTCCTCGCCATTGGTGCGCAGGACGCGCACGACGATGACGAGAAACGCGATGTAGGCCACCAGGGCGAGGATTGCGGCGGTCATGCTGTTTCTCCTGTTGCGCGGGAGATTGCTGCGCGGGCTTCTGTCCACAATTCGGTGCGTGCCGCCACGGAGTGAAGCGGCGAGGAACACAGTGCCTGCAGCGCCTTTAGCAAATCAGGAGCGGCGGCTATAAGGCGTGCATCCGCCATGTCGCACTGGTCTTTGCCCTCGACCTTGCGCTCGATCACGGCCACGTTCGGCTCAATGAAGATGTGGTACTTGGACACCTGGCCGCCGGCATACAGTTCGCTCACAGTCCAGGGTGCGGGGGTGTGGCTCATGCTGCCTCCGTCATCAGAAACGAATACACCTGCGGCGCATCAAAGATCGCCCGCTGCTGCGCAATGTCCGCGACGTGCTGGTCGATGTAGTCCGCAATCAGCACCTTGCGAAACGCGGCGACATCGGTGATGCCCTGCAGCAGCACCATCAGCGCGGCCTTGCTGGTGCCGTCGCTCAGGATTTCGGTGATGGCATCGCTGACCGGCTGGTACTGCATGCCGAGGGTGGTGCCCAGGCCGCACCCGACATAGGGGACGCGGGCGGGCTTGCCGCTGTAGAACTGCTCGAACGCGGCGGTAATCTCGCGCTCTGCGGATTCGGTGGCTTGGTCGATGGGGTCCATGTCAGGCTCCTTGTGTAGGGTTAGGCGGTCTTGCGAGAGGTCGCGCACGAATAGCGCATGAAGTGGTGCCAGAAAAAGCTAACGAGGTTCGCCTGCCAGTACCAGCGAAAGTCCGCGACAAACACCGGCCCGACCCGATACCCCCAGTACCAGTGCGACCGCCAGCGGCGCACGCGCCAGGGTTTGTTTGCCGGTGCTGTTGGCGTGTTTTTCAGCACCGGATCAACTTCGTGCCAGGTGGTCACGCTGCAATCCCGTTGTTGCGGAGGATCTCGCGGCGGACCCACACGCTTTTTTCAGCAGCCGCGCGGCGCAGGGCAGCGGCTTCGCGCATGCACTTGCTGTAGGACTCCATGTCGCCAACCAACACCCAGGCGGTGTGGCTGTCTTTGGCGTGGGCTTCGGTGCGCTCGGCCATCTTGATGAGGGCGGCTGCTGCGACTGTGGGTTTGCGGTTGGACATGGTGTTCTCCGGTGGGTTGTTTGTTGCGATGGGATGAATTAAAGCATGCTTTCAGACAGCACGCAAGCATTCTTTCAATTCAAGTCGAAAATATTTGCTAGGGATAAACCCTAGGCAGAAAAATGCCCGCAGTCGGCGGGCTTTAGGGGTGATCGCTGCGTATCAGCCGCAGGAAGGGCTTCAGCCTGTCGTGCCGTTTCCCATTCGCTTGGCGCGTTGTATTTCGCCAGCAAGTTCGTTTTCGAGGCGTTTGCGGTATTCGGCGGGAACCAGCGCGTACTCGTCCGGGCCGAACAAGTCAAAGGGCCACGCCCTGTCGGGCCGGGGATGGCCGTCTCCAGTTGCCAGCCAATAGTGATCTACGCGGCACAGTGCGGCAGCTCGGGCGCTGTTCTCGGCGGCAAGTGCGCCAGTCTCTCCCCGGATGCATTGACCGATGGCCTGGACGCTTTTCCCGAGCGCCCGCGCTAGGTCGGCGCGGCTTTTGCCGGACAAATCCATTGCCTGCTGCAGGCGTTCGCCATAACTCATGCCATGCAGATTACGCGCGCCAAATGAAAGCATGCTTGCACACTGGCGAAAAGAATGCTTTAATGCGGGCATGGACTCAGAAAACATCATTCAAGCTCTCGGCGGCACTTCGGAGGTGGCGCGACTGTGTAAGTGCAAGCCGCAGGCGGTATCGCAGTGGTTCGGCGTTGACCCGGCCACCGGCAAGCGCAGGGAGATTCCCAAGGCGCGGCTGATGTACCTGCAGGCGGTGCGGCCCAAGGTTTTTGCTGGCAAAGAGAAGGCGGTGGCCTAAATGCCCTGCCGTTTTGGCGATCTTCCTGATCGAAATTACGCTTGCGTTTACGCAGTCGATCTTGGCAATGGCATCGTGAAGGTTGGTCGCACCAAGTCGCCCAAGGTGCGTATGGAGTACCTGTCGCGATTTGCCCGCAAGGAGTTTGGTTGCGACATTGCCCGGGCGCATATAAGCCCCGAAATCCACGGCAGGGCCGCTTACCTTTCCGCCGAGTTTTCTTTGTTGAAACGCCTGCGCGACATTGGAACACCGCACCCGAAGTACCGCGAGTTTTTTACTGGCGTGACATTTGAGCAAGCGGTGGCGCTTGCCGCCTGATCCATTGGTGTGTGAAGTCATGCCCGCAATGTCGCCCACCATCGCCGACGCGTCACGCAAGAACGAGCGGATGGTCTTGCAGACGCTTGCAGAGCGTTCCCAGGTGCGCGTGGCGGAGCTGCTGGGCGTGAGCGAATCGACCGTCTCGCGCATCGACAAGACGACCGTGGCGGCATTCCTTGCTGCGTGCGGCCTGAAGGTGGTCAAAGCCGAGATGCGCTGTTTCGACCCCGAGTACATCCGCGCTCTGAAGACGCTGGCCGGGGTTGGCCTGTCGTCGCCAGAGCCGCAAGCCCTTCACTGGGATGACCAGTGACCAACCCAGGAGATCCCCGCATGCCCTACGAACCCCAACCTGACAGTCTGGCCGCGCAAGTGGTGGGCTACTTCCGCAACAACCCTGACGAGTTTCTGACGCTGGACGACATCACCGACAAGTTCCAGCTTGGCACCGGGCGCAGCAACATTCACACGCTGCTGGCCCGTGCACTGGACTCCGAGCTGCTCAAGCGCGAGAAGGACGCCAGCGGGGACTGGATCTATCGGGCTGGAGCGGGCCTCAAGCCTGTTGCAGCCCCGGTGTTCGAACGCAAGGAAGCGAAGAAGACACGCGGCGAGCTGGACCCCGCCGCCCTGGTGATCTGCGACGACCCGCTGCCTGCCGGCCGGGCCAGTCCGGGTGCGAAGTATGTGCCGGTGTTTGCCGCGATGAAGCCCGGCCAGGCCATCAAGTGCAAACCCGAGGAAGTCACCCGCGTGGGTCATGCCATGCGCAAGTGGATCGCGCAGAACAAGCTGCCGTTCGTGATGAAGCTGCAGGCGCGGTATCACGCAGATGGCCAGGGGCGTGTGTGGTTGCTGGAGGCTCCGGCAGAGGTCAAGGCTCCGAAGCTCAAGAAGGTGGCTGGGTGAACGCCTTCGACACATCAGGCCCAGCCCTGACAGGCCCGAGCAAGGCCGAGCGGGCCTATGCGCGCAAAGGGCTCACGCGCACCCGCAAGGTCGGCCACATGAGCAAGCCAACGGCGCATGTGTTCAGCCCGCCGATCACGACGCCGGCGCAGGCGGATCGGACGAATGCGATTCGGAACAGCGGGTGTTTCTTCACCGAGCAGGGGGAGGCTGACCGGGCCAAGCTGGAGGGGCGCGAGTGAACTTCTACCCGCATCACATCGGCGACTACCTGACAGCAACGGCGCATTTGTCCTGGCTGGAGGACGCTGCTTATCGCCGCCTGATGGACGTTTACTACAGCCGCGAATCAGCGATACCGCTGGACGTTGTGCAGGCTTGCCGTCTGGTGCGTGCTGCGTCCAAAGAAGAACGCAGGGCAGTCGATACCGTGCTGCGCGAGTTCTTCACGGAGACGCCAGAGGGCTGGAAGCACAGGCGCTGTGATGCGGAGATTGTGAAAGCCACGGAGGCCGCAGAGCGCGCCAGGCTGAACGGAAAGAAGGGCGGAAGGCCACCAGCCAGCAAACCCACAACAAACCCAGAAGAAACCCAGCCGGTTATTTCTGGGAACCCAGAAAAAAGCAAGTCACAAGCTCCCAATCCCAATCCCATTACCAATACCAGTAATACCCCCAAACCCCCGCCAGCGCCGCCTGACGGCTTCGCTGAGTTTTGGCAGGCATACCCGAAAAAAGCCGCGAAACCGGCAGCGGAGAAAGCATTTCGAGCGGCAAAGCTTAACGGCCATCTGCCCGAGGTGATCGCCGACGTGATGGCGAAAGCCAGCTCGGACGACTGGCTAAAGGACGGCGGAAAGTTCATTCCAAACCCGGCAACGTACCTCAACCAACGGCGATGGGAAGACGAGCAGCCCGAGGTCGCCAACCAATTCGCGGGAGCCCTGTGATGCGCGGACACGAACCCATCATCGCGATGCGCAAAGCCGGAAAGCGACCCGGCGTCGTGTTCCTCAATGACCACCCGTGTCCTGGCGAACTGCAGTGGAACGAGTACGGCGAACACGCAACCGTCGAGGTCTGCGGCGACCAGCCCGAGCTGCTCGATCTGCGGTTTCTGGTCGGCATGCGGGTGAGCATCAGCGCCGAGACGGTGGACCGGGCAGAGCGGTTTATGCAGGCATGCAAGGAGGCCGGGGCCGAACTGGTGGGCGCTGGCGTGGTCGAGGTGGTCAACGGCCGGCATGAGGGCGTCTGGTCGGCTGTGTGGCGCAGGCAAGAACGAGAGGCGGCGTGATGGCTGAAATTCTGGACGACAACATCGACTTCTCGCTGTACCTGCGGGAGACGGACGCCAAGACGCACGTCAAGCCCGCGTCGGTCTGGATGGCCGAACTCATCCACAAACTGCGCAACCCCGACCAGACGAAAAAAGTCTACCTGCCGTGGGAAAAATGCCAGAAGGTTTTCCAGTTCCGACCCGGTGAGGTGACGCTGTGGGCAGGTCAGAACGGCCACGGCAAGACGCAGGTTGTCAGCCAGGTGGTTCTGTCGCTGATGGGCCAGGACGAGCGGGTGTGCATCGCCAGCTTCGAGATGAAGCCACAGACCACGCTGCAACGGCTGGCGCGCATGTACGCAGGCACGAACCCGTTCAGCCCCGAGTACCAGTCGGACGCAGGCATCAGGGCGCTGGAATCGCTTTACAGCGAGTTCGGCGAGTGGTCTGACGGCAAGCTGTGGCTGTACGACCAGACGGGCACCGTGAGCGCGGATCGGGTGGTTTCGATGGCCAGGTACTGCGCGAAGGAAAAGGGCATCACCCATGTCGTGATCGACAGCCTGATGAAGTGCGTCCAGGGCGAGGACGATTACAACGGGCAAAAGTCGTTCGTGGACGAGCTTACCGCGCTGGCCCGTGACAACCAGATCCACATCCACCTGATCCACCACACACGCAAGCCCAAGGACGAGAACCACATGCCCGACAAGCATGACAACAAGGGCAGCGGGGCGATCACCGACCTTGTGGATAACGTGATGATGGTCTGGCGCAACAAGGCCAAGGAAGACGAGTGGAAAGCCAAGTCCACGCGCTCGACCAAGCAGACCGAGCCCGACGCGATGCTGAACTGCAGGAAGCAGCGCAACGGCGAGGACGAGCCCAGCATCGCGCTGTGGTTTGACCGTGACAGCCAGCAGTACCGGGGCGACCCGAGTGACGCGCTGATGTTTTTCTGCAACTTTCCGCACCGCCCATCATGACCAACAAGGACTCCATCCTCAACCACCTGGTGTGGATTGCATCGGACCAACCCGAGCGTCCAGGCGATAAAGCCTACGCATGGGCAGAGGCCAAGCGATACGGCGCGCTGCTGCCGGATTGGGCGGATCTTCCGGAGTTGTTGGCGGCGCGCATGAAGGCTCTCGCGCCTGCGCGCGCGCATTTTGCCGAGGCCAGCCAATGAGCGCCGCCAGCCGCAACAAAGGCCGCAAAGGCCAACGCGAAGCCCGCGACCTGCTGCAGTCTCGCGACTGGTCCGTGGCCGAGTTGAACAGCGGAACCCAGGCGGAGGACTTCTGGGCCTGCGACCTGGCGACCGGAAAGACCTACAGCGTCGAGGTAAAGAACTGCGCGGCAATCACCACGGCGCACCGCAAGCAGGCGATGACGCAGGCTGCGAAGGCGAAGCTGCCCTGGCTGCTGCTGTCCAAGATCGCGGGCACATCGAGCTGGCTGGTGCAGCGGCAGGCTGAGCGGCCGGTTGTTTGGCATGAGGAGGTTTCGGCATGACCCCCGCCCAACTCGCCGCCCTGCAAGCCGCAGCCATGAAGCGCATCGCGGAGTTCATCAACCGATCAGCCGCGCAGCATCTGCGGGCAATGCGGGAGGGGAGGAAGCACGCATGACCACACTCGCACCCGATCAGCGTTACGACTGGAGCCGAATCCTGCTCGACCTGAGCATGCACGGCATGACCCTGCAGGCCGTGTTCGAGGCGACCGGCATCCCGGTGTCCACGCTGCACGGGTTCAAGAACTTGGACGCCGAGCCCAAGCACGCGGATGGCGACCGGCTGCTGGCGCTGTGGCAGCGTCGAATGCATCCGCCTGTGCCCCGGATCACGGGCAGCATCAGGCAGGAGAGGGTGAGCAGGCGCTAATTTCCGGGAACCCGAATCCCCGGCAGGCTGACACTGCGGGCCTATTCCTTGCCCACAGGAGCGCAGCCAATGAACAAACCCGCCCGCGTCGTCCACACTCCCGGCGAATCTCCCGAGCCACCCGCAGACGCCCAGCGCGATGCCGAGATTGCCCAGGCCGACGCCGCCGCGATGTCCGAGAAGCTCGCCAGCAACCAGCCCGCACCCTTGCGCGCTGCTGACGTGGACCCCTTGAAGATCAAGCGCGCAGTGCTGACCGTTGACGGCTGGGTCTGCCCGGCTGAGTCGCCAGCGCACGCCGGGAACCGCTGATGTGCGTTACCGCGCTCATGGCTGCGCAGGTCGCGGGCGGCGTCGCGGCCACGAAATCGCTGCTGACCAAATCGCCCAAGACCGCGCCGCTTGCCGATCCCGCGACCGAGCGCGCAGCCGCTGAAGCCAGGGCCACGCAGTCGGCGAACTCGAAACTAGCCGAGCGCAACCGCAGCCGCAGGGCATCGAGCCTGACAGCGGTGGACACCGCCGGCTCCAACGTCCCCGCGCTGGGCGGAAAAACCACGCTGGGGCAGTGATGGCCTCTGACGCCAAGAAGATCC